AGCACTAGACGTTTTAAAAGATATCCCGGGAGAGAAGTTATGCGAAGTCAAACTTGGGTTGACGAAGAACTTAGAGTCGTGCGAATTCGATGCTCCGCATGTGTGGTGGCATGGGGTAGCGGATTTGGTGATTATCAATCCGACTACGAAAACGGCACACTCCATAGACTACAAGACAAGCAAGAGTGCGAGATATGCGGACGTGAAGCAACTCGATCTTGTCGCTTGTGGATTATTCGCCAAGTATCCGGAAATCCAGAAGGTGAAGTCGGCCCTCTTGTTTGTAGTGAGCAAGGAGTTCGTGAGAGCTACCCACCACCAAGAGATGATGCAAAAGTACATCGAAAAACCCGCACAAGACGTCGCAAGAATTGAAGCGGCGCTAGAGAACGGGGTGTGGAACCCCATCCAAGGACCACTGTGCAAGTTTTGCTCAGTGAAAGAGTGTGAATACAACAGGAACTAACCCATGACACAACAAATGCCCAATGAAGAGATCGACACCGCCATCATTCTTGAGGGTGAAATTAAACGCCGAGTAGCACAAGTGGTTGAAAAGGTCGTAGTCAACATGGTCGGTAAGATCATCCACGAAGAGCTGAACAAATACAAAGCCGAGATGCTCATGGAAGTCAGCATTAATGTTGGAAAAATGTTAAGAGTAGTAGAAAATGAGGGGCGTAAGCCACTTTGGGAATCGACCCCCGAGGAGTTTGGCTTGACACGCGACGAACTTAACCGATCTCACATGGAGAAGGACACTGACTATGCCATACGTTAACAAACCCCGACCCTACAAAAAAGAATACCAACAACAAATATCAAGAGGAGAAGCCGATGAACGGCTCGAACGCCAACGTGCACGAGAAACAATTGACAAGAAGAGCGCCGACCGAAACAAAGATGGACGTGCTGACGTACGCGAAGGCAAAGATGTTGCTCACATCAAGGCTCTATCTAAAGGTGGCTCCAACAAAAACGGAGTCAAGCTTCAGACCCCATCAGCCAATCGCTCGTTTAAGCGTGGCTCAAACCACAAAGTAGTATCAGAAGTAAGCGCCAAGGAGCGTAAGAAGAAATGAACCTATCAGAGTATACGTGGCCTCGTCCCCCGGGGTTCACGCCGTTCGAGCATCAGAAGACAACAGCAGAGTTCCTTACAACAAACCGTAAGGCATTCTGCTTCAACGAGCAGGGTACAGGTAAGACGGCATCAGTAATTTGGGCAGTCGACTACCTCATGACCCTTGGGTTAGTGAAGCGTGTATTGGTGATCTGCCCTTTGTCGATCATGAAGTCGGCTTGGCAGAACGATTTGTTTAAGTTTGCCATTCACCGAACCGTATCGATTGCTTACGGAGCCGCACGTAAACGCAAAGAAATTGTAGAAGCTGGCGCTGAGTTTGTCATCATTAACTTTGATGGCGTTAATATTGTCAAGAAAGAAATCATGGCGGGTGGGTTTGACCTCATCGTAGTGGATGAAGCGTCAGCCTATAAGAACGCACAGACCGAGCGTTGGAAAGACCTACGAGACCTAACAAAAGTTATTAAGGGTCTGTGGATGTTGACGGGAACGCCTGCCGCTCAATCGCCTGTGGATGCTTACGGATTGGCAAAGCTTGTGAACCCCAAGGGTGTGTCACCTTTCTTTGGTCAGTTTCGAGACACAGTGATGATGAAGCTCACCATGTACAAGTGGATACCGAAGCCGACTGCAGAGTTAATTGTGCATAAGGCATTGCAACCCGCAATTCGATTTGAGAAAGCCGACTGCCTCGATCTGCCACCCGTTACATTTGTTGAGCGAGATGCACCATTGACTCCGCAGCAGATTAAGTTCTACAACATACTAAAGAAGCAGATGATGATTGAGGCTGCTGGCGAAGAGGTATCAGCAGTTAACGCTGCCGTACAAATTAACAAACTCTTGCAAATAGCTGGAGGTGCGGTGTATACGGATACGGGCGAAGTGGTTGAGTTCGATGTGAGTAGTAGGCTCAACGTAGTGCAAGAGGTGATTGAAGAGTCAAGCCATAAAGTGCTCGTGTTTGTTCCGTTCACGCATACCATAGAGTTGCTCGAGAAGCACTTGTCAAAGAACAACATTACGTGTGAAGTAATTAACGGCTCGGTTTCTGTAAACAAACGATCAGACATTGTCAAGAAGTTTCAAGAACAGACTGAGCCAAAAGTATTAATCATCCAACCAAAGGCGGCGTCACACGGGTTAACACTAACCGCCGCTAACACAATCATTTGGTATGCTCCATGCACAAGTGTTGAAACGTACTTGCAAGCCAACGCACGTATCGACCGCCCCGGGCAAGTCAACAACATGACTGTGGTACATATCAAGGGTAGTCCCATTGAGGCCAAGATGTACACGATGCTTCAGGGCAACATCAACAACCATCAGAAAGTAATTGATCTGTACAAGCAAGAAATTTTTTCGGAAACTCTTGACAATGTAAAAAGTTAGAGTAGAATTAGATTTGTGTAGCAGTGGTGGGTAACGGGTTAGCGCCGTTATGAGTCCTTTCTAATGTTTTGAAACACACTGCTTTATGTGAACTGCCACTGCTACACACCTAACCATTAGGAGAATCAGATGGACGAAGAAGTCAAGGATAGAGTCACCCCCATGGATTTGGACAAGCTGACCACAATCTATATCAAGATCAGAGACAAACGTGCCGACAACAAGCGCATGTTTGAAGCTGAAGACAACGACCTCAAAGAGCAGATGGAAGTGTTAGAGACACAGATGCTCGATGTATGCAAAGACATGAATGCCGACAGCATTCGCACCCCACACGGCACAATCATTCGATCGGTAAAGTCACGGTACTGGACGAACGATTGGGATTCAATGTACGACTTCATAGAGGAGCACGGTGCATTTGGCCTGTTGGAGAAGAGACTTCATCAAACAAACATGAAGGACTTCCTCTCTGAGAATCCCACAGTTCTACCACTTGGCCTCAATGTGGAGAATTCTTATTCCGTGGTTGTTAGACGTTCAAAGGAAAAATGAGATGAGTAACCTTACCATCATAAATCAAGAACTCCCCGACTTCCTGCAAACCGCAGGTGTTAGTGAGCTTACAAAGCAACTCGCCGGTAAGTCCGGTGTTAAACGCATCGTGCCTAAAAACGGAATCTTCCGTAAGACGGTCGGTGGCGAAGAGATGGGCAAGATCAAGGGTAGCTTAAACGCTATTGTTGTTAACGCCTCACCACATGTTGGTCGTATCTTCTACGCAAAGACATGGAGTCCTGATGCCGAGACGACTGCGCCCGACTGCTTCTCTAATGACGGACGTACACCTGATGTAAGTGCGGCTAACCCACAAGCTGAGCGTTGCGACAACTGCCAACAGAACATCAAAGGTTCAGGCATGGGCAACTCTAAGTCTTGCCGTTACTCGCGCCGTATTGCGATTGTGTTGGAAGAAGACTTTGGCACTTCATTGCAAGGTGAGGTATATCAAATGAACTTGGCATCCAAGTCATTGTTTGGTGAAGGTGCAGGGGACAACACCCATACCTTTGAAAACTACTCTAAGTATTTGTCTAACAACGGCAAGAGCTTGGACTACGTTATTACGCAGATCAGTTTTAACGAAGAGAACGACAACCAATCCGTGTTGTTTACGCCGACTGGCTACATTAACAAAGCACAGTACGCTGTGACTAGCGAAGTAGCTAAGAAGCCTGATGTGCTGAAGATGGTTGTCATGACACCGTACCAAGCAGACATGGCAGGTAAGCAAGCCAAGTTGGATGCGCCTAAGCCTCTGGGCAAGATGTTTGAAGAAGACGAAGCAAAGGCAATGGCTAAGACCAAGGCCGAGTCTGCTATCGACGAGCCAGTCAAGCGCCCCGCCAAAGCCGAGCCAAAGCCCACAGTTAAGAAAGACCTTGACTCTGTGGTGAAAGCTTGGAGTGACGAGGATTAAATATGCCCTACGGTTACAGCCAAAGCTTGGTGTACGCAAATAAAAAAGCAAGCATTAAGTCTTTGGGTGTGGCCTTGGGTCGTGTTTGTATTCGTGCAGACATAAGCGTTAGCGAAGTTGCAGAAGCCTTCGGGGTAACTCGGATGACTATTTACAATTGGTTCAAGGGGGACTCTGTCCCCTACCATAGCTACGATGAAGCCATCAACGATTACATAACTCATACCCAAGCCACCAATCAAAAATAAAGAAAAACATGTCAAACGAAAATAATACTGCTACCATTAGTCAATTAGTTCAAGATTTAAACCAGATCAAGAAAACTGGATCAAAAGTTATTAAAGAATCTTTTAAAAAATTCATAAAAGATTATCCTTTTATTAAAAAATTAGTTGTAACTGGATCGACGCCAAGTTTTAACGATGGCGATCCCTGCACCTTTAGTTTGCATGAATTTCAAATTTTTTTGGATCTCAAAAAAGCTGACAAAGCAATTGTCGAAGCAATTAAAGCTGAGTTTCATCTTTCAGATGAAGATCTGGAAATGGCAGAAGATGAAGATTTTGCAGAAGAGAATGAATATAATGGTGATCTAGGGATTTTAGAAGATATGAAATCTTCTTTGCCAGAAGAGTATCGTAATATGCTTCGTGAGCTGACTAAACTCGAATCTGATTGTAATTCTATCGAAGATCTAATGCAATCTACTTTTGGAAGTAATTTTAAACTAGTCATTACCTCGAAAGGTATTGATGTGCAAGATTACGACTGTGGGTATTAAACCATGAAACCATTTCTTCATGCCAAAAACAGTGTTAAAAAGTATGGTGGAGTGGTAGAAGATTATCAAAAACTTCATGATTGGTTTGATCAAACCAAAGCCATGGTTCCTGATATGAGACATCGAGCCATTCTACATTCTAGCTTTGGTATCTTTCTTCTAGAACAACAGTTTGGAACTATTATCACTAATAGTGATGGAAGAAAGATTTCTGTTCGTGATATTGGAGAAGATCATGTAATAGAAGATCTAGGATTTATTCCTACCATGGAAAAATGGCTATCTAATCTTCCACTCGAAGGATGGATGTCTGGAACGAAAAGAAAGAAAATCTCCAAACAAATTCCTTTTGATGAAGTAGATTAAGTGCAAAATATTCTTTGTCCTTTTTGCAATCAACCAACTAAACCTTTCTCTAAAAGGTCGGTTCGCTGTTGGGATGATCATGATAGTCTTCATGACTATGTCTATTACTTTCATGTAAGTAGTTCAATTGTTGATAAAAGTATGTTCTTTCATGATTATGAATTTGGTTTTAATATAGAAGTTATTCATAGAAGAAATGGTAAAATAAAATCAACTATTTCTCATTACCCTGTTCCTGTGAATGAGTATTTAAAAAAAGATGAAGAATCTATTATAGCCGTATTTGATCATGAAATCATTATTAATCAAAACATTATTGAGTTTTGTAAAAATCTAAAAATAATAAACTAAAAAAATTTTGATAAAACCTCCTACAACCTGCCCTCATTGCTGTTTACCTTTAAAAATAAAAGCAGATGGTCCTTTCCAGACGTGTCCAGCGAACAATGACGGTGTCAATTGACTAATAAAATTCTTAATACACATTGTCCAATTTGTTCTGCACTATTGGTGCAGGAAAAACATCGTGACATTCAATGGTATTGTAGTGATGGAAAGAATGGAATTTATAATCACTATTCATTTTTTATTTGTGAATTTGAAGAAGATAATGTATATGATCGATTTGAGGAATGTCTTACCAGCCGAGACAGTAAGTATCATGTCATCAATTTTATTCATTTTAATAAAAATATTAAAGATTATTCAGATATAGGATTTTATCCTCACGGTTTTGGTGAGGATCTTAGCCAAGATTATGAAATGATTGAAGATATTGACAAAATATTTCGATGTGCTAACATTGATGACTGGGAAGTTGAAGTAAAAGAATATTACCAAAACCACCAACTATTGGAATAGTATGACAAGCCGAGCTAATGAGATTAGAAGATATTTAACAAAAATGCGGGAGTCCGGGGCTTTGTCAAACTCAAATATGGATATATATTCTGATCTAATAGAAGAATTAGCTCGGGAAGAGTATTATGTGAAATCAAACAACTCTATTCATTATGATGATAATCAGTATTATCATGGGGTTAAATATAATATTTCCCATATTTCCCCGAATCCATGGGGAGTAGCTCCGGTGATCAAACCAGATCCTGCTACTGAAGCTGAAGAAGCTGATTCTTTTATCAAAGAATACTTTAATAAAGTAGATGAGCATGGGCTGTATAAAGAAGAGACAATATTGTCTACAATTAGCTCAAATCAAAATAATACTGGCGCAGATACAAATTATCTCACTGAAAAATGTTTTAGTCGAGATTATGCCGATGGATCCAAAGTTTTTTGGATTAAAAGAAAACATACCACTGATATTAAAAAGCATAATCTTCACGGTCCAGCTGTAATTTATGATGATAAAATAGTAGAATATTGGATCAATGGAAAGCGTTTTAACGAAACTAATTTTAATTTAATCCAAAATAGTTTGATTTTGAAATAATCTATCAAAACTTATATATAAAAACAAAGGATACCATGTCATAGATCAAAACCAGAGATAGTCCATTCAGTTTAGTTGTAGAAAATTTAACTTTTACACTAAATTTTGGAGAATCTCATGAACTACAATAAATCTGTTGCCCTTTATATTCTATATAGTAATGCTGTTGGTCTAGCTAAAGCGGGGTCTTCTATCAAAAAGAAGATCAAAAAAACTAAACAGCTTGATCAAACAATTAAGAAAAATTTGCTTAAGTCAGTTAATCTCAACACTGATAAATACATTCTACGCTTGACTGCTCGTCATAACCAATTGGCATATGGTTTTCTGCGTGGTAAATCATATAAAAGTATTGAGAGCCAATGCAGTCCTACAAATAGACCTAGTAGTCAGAGGATTACTGAAATCCTACAAGATCTATTGTATAAGTATGAATGTGAGAAACTAAATGTTTCTGAAGCCTCAATCAAAAAATGGTTGGGAGAAATTTAATGCTAAAGCAATTAATTGCTGATATGAAAACCTGTCAACAATCACCAACTCAAAATGTTCTAGAGCATGGAATTTCTGTTAAAGATCATTTCTTTGAACTAGTTGATAGTTTGAAAAACAATTCAGATCTCCAAAATTGGAAATTGCCAGATTGGCTTCCAAAGTATTCAGACCAACTAGTGGCAAAACTTTTGCCAACTGATGTAATTGAAGAATATTTAGTTTATCATGACTGTTCTAAACCTTATTGTCAAACAATTGATGATGAGGGCAAAACACATTTTACTGGTCATGCTGAATTGAGTTATGCCATATGGTTATCATATGGAGGTAATCATCAAGCAGCTAAACTGATGAAAATGGATATGATAGTTCATCAAATGAAAACATCAGAAATTGATGAATTCATTAAGAACCCAGAAGCAGCAACTCTATTACTTGCTGCTTTAAGTGAAATACATGCTAATGCGGCACTTTTTGGAGGATTTGATTCTGTTAGTTTTAAGATTAAATTCAAACACCTAAACCGTATTGGTAATAAAATCTGTGAAAAACTATTTAAGGTACAACATGTAGAATCCTAAATTATATATTATTGTGGCTGATTTTCTTAATTCTGGGCAAAAGCTAGCCCAATCAGCTCATGTTTGTTTCGAGTTTGCTAGTAACCATCCTGAGAATACTAAAAAGTGGATGACAGAATCTAATTACATTTGTATACTATCAACTAGTTCGATAGAAATGTTTAAGATTCTAGAAAAGTGTAATGAACTGAATGTGGCTCATTCTGTTTTCAGAGAATCTGATCTTAACAATGTTATTACTGCTATTGCTTTGGAGCCCGGAGAAAACAGTAAAAATTTGTGTAAAAAACTAAAATTGGCATAAAAAAGTTGATTCCAACCCTGCGTTGGAATCCCTTGAAAGATTAGCTTAAAGGCAAAGCGGCAGATTCTAAACCTGCGTCTATATCGGATCGTTCCCGATATCTTTCACCATGATAGAAAAAGAACTTAAAAAAGCGTTTGATAGTTTAGGTTGGATAGAATCAGATGATACTGGATTTTATTTGTCAGAAACAATAATTTCTGAAGGTATTGGCAATACCATTGCTTTTGGTGGGTTAAGTCTTAACCAAAACTTCAAAGAAGTTAAAAGGGAATATATAGATGGATCCATTCAATATCTTAGATCTGCACCAGAAATAGTGTCTCAATTTCATCACAATCAAAAATATATGTTAATAAGGCACAACCTGACTGGACCAGCAGTAATTTTTCCTGATGGTACAGTTGAATATTGGGTTTCTGGACTTCAATTAACTGAAGAGAATTTTAATATAATAAAAAATTATTTATTACTAGAATAAATTATGAAAAAAGACAAAACTATTATTGTAACTGTAACGGTTCCTGTACCTGAAACAAAATCTTTTGTTGGTGGATTTAGATCTAAAATAAGTCATCATTCTAGATTTAAGAAAAAATGAATTGCCCTTTTTGCTTTAAACTTTGCAAGAAAATTGATTTAATAGCACAAGTCTCTTACTATTGTATAAATAATGATCATATATATACGTATGCTTACATTAGTAAATTTTTTGAAAATAATTCTTATGAACAAACTTTAAGATTTGAAAAGGTGTATGTAGTTCATACACCTAGAAGGTCACTTATTTTGATTGATAATAAAATTTGTTTAGCAAAAACTTTTAATTCAGATTGTGAATGGTTCAAGTTTAAAACTCTTGCTGAAGTTCAAAATTACCTTTTATTACAATAAAGGTTTTAAATGATTTGTCCGTTTTGTAATAAAAAATGTAAAATATCAGAGCCAAAAGGAAAAACTATATACTCTTGTAATGTGAATACTACTCATTCGTTTGTTTATGATAAACGTTTATCATTTTATAGTGATTATGTTTATCATGAAACTTTAAAAGTTCAAGATGAATTTATCATTTTTAATGATTCAGATTATTATCTAACAGCTTCTACTATAGATGATAAAATTTTTTTTGAAAAACAGCATCCACTGAGTAAAATTAAAAGAATCCCTACTCATTTTAAAACTCTGGAAGAGTTACAAAATTATCTAATATTAATATGAAATTTACAATTAAAGAAGTTAAGCCAAAAATATTTTTATTTGAATGTGATAATAGTTATGATTTGGCGATGACATTTCTTCGTTATCAAGAAACATATGAAAGTCCTAATCCAAAATTTAGAAACAAACCTTTTACTATTATAGATTTTATGGAATGGTATAGTAAAACTCAAGGATTAAAAAATCATGGAGTAGAAGGTTTTTCTTACCCATTAGATTGGGCAGGATTTAATTTTCCTAGCTTTATTATTGATAAACTTTTAAATGATATTGGAATAACCGATCGCAACAAATATGATGATTTTATTCTTGAGTCATATAATATGATAAAAAATAAATATTATTATGATGATAATTTTTATATTATTGGGGCTACTGCTGGTAATGAAAAAACTATCAAACATGAAATTGCTCATGGATTTTTCTATACTAATCCTGAATATAAAAAAGAAATGAAAAAGTTAGTGAAAGCTCTGCCAGCAGATAAAATAGAAAAGTTTAATACTCATTTGGCGAGCGTTGGATACACCAAGCAAGTGTTTGTTGATGAAATCCAAGCCTACCTGAGTACAGGTGTCAGCAATAGTATGAAACAAGAAATGAATGGGTTAACCAAGCCCTTCATAGA